CTAGCGTTCCTTTTTGGACCAAAGCCATGATAGGCGCCTGGGGTGCATTTGCCGCTTCCCATATAATGGGGAAATCTATTGTTCCCCGTGACACCAAATGGGGCGATGTTCCGCCTGACGTTGTGAAACGATTAAGCAAAGATTTTAATCGTTACAATGTTAGTCTTAAAAAAATTAAACAAACTGGAACCAGAGGAAAAATGCAAAACCCTCCTACTCCTGCAAAATCTCCTAAAAGGAAACGTGCCAGCAGTGCTGCTGCTGCTTCTTCTCCTCGTCTTAGGCGGCTCGCTAAGTCCTTATCTCCTAGCGACTTGGCAGCATGGATGAACCTTACATATTTGAAGAAAATGTATAAGAAGAAAAAGTATAACAAACGCCGAATGTCCAAATCCTCCTACGCTGGAGGTAAATTCAACTTAAGTAGGCGCAAACCTCGTAATGTAGCTAGTCGTACCGTTGGTAAAGGACATAATGTTACTATCGAAAGAGCGTTTGAGTATTCTAGTACTGCTCAGGTTGCGTATGTTGGACATCATACTCATCCAATTTTTCAAATGCGTTATGAAACTTGGGTCGCAGTTTTGAAGAAGTTTTTTCTCAAAATGGGTATCAACTATTTTGACCGCGGCATGCTTTTGTCCGCGGTTAAGATTGAAACAGGAGATAAGTTTGTTATATCGTACAGAAGCACAGCAGCAGGAAATATTCTTACTGAAGAATTAACTTTACCTGCAGATCAAACATTTAACCAACTTTTAATTTGGTTAGGTGCTCCTGAACGCCCTTGGAATTCTGCTTTGCAAACTCGCGATCAACTCAGACTTGAGTTGATTAGTTATATTCCTGGTGCTACTGTACGTCCTCCGTACACCGAAATGGATTTGAATAATACTTATGTTAGTATCTATTCAAAGAGTCATATGAAAATTCAAAATCGCACAGTTAACACTACAGCCAATGTAGATGCTAACGATGTTGATAATGTTCCAGTTAATGGTATTGCGTATGAATGTTCTGGCAACAATGCTGAATTTGTTAACGTTCGTGGTATTAAGGAGTTGATTTACTCTTCTATGGAGAGTGGCTCAATTAGCCAATCTTCCAACAACGCTGTTGATGGTTTACCTCAAGAACCCTTTCCGCATACTTATCTTAAGTATTGCAAGAAAACTGGTAAAGTAACTATTGATCCTGGTCAGTTGAAGACAAGTACGTTGTCTTCTGTTATTAAGGGTACTGTTAGTGCTATGTTAGGTCGTATTAACACTCTTAGCGTTGATGGTGCTACTTATCGTGTTCGGTTTGGAAAAATGCGTTTTTTTGCAATTGAGAAGATGATTAACACCGCCCCTACTCAAAATTTGAAACTTGGAATTGAAATTAACACTCGTTGGAGTGTTAATTGCTGGACCCGACCAAATTTTGCTGTTAAAGAAGCTTTTATTAGCCCAACCTCATAGGGATGTGAATAAAATTGAATCTTCTTTTTATCGCATCCAATAATGCACTGTCCTCTGTCCAGATATCATCCGGCTTGTAGTTGGATGTAACTATAATATGCGAAGGCCGAACGTGTAGTGCATGGCCTTTTGATTCAGCTAAGAACGAATATCTGTCAGCCCAAATCTTAAGATGATGACCTAAGCATTTGTGCGATAGGTCAAGATCGTCGATAAGGACAGCTTGCTGTCCTTGATAACCATCCCACCACTTATTAGCCATTTTTGAGTACAAGTCTTGGTAGTCTTGACGGACCTTGTACGATTTACCGACTCCAGGCGGCCCATAGATCCATACACCACAAACATCTTGCAAATCATCCGGTTTTGACATAAAGTCCCTAGCGATATGTTTTAAAGCTCCATAGTGTCTGATTGTTGGTTCCGGAGCAATGTCAAGGCACTCTGCCAATTTCCCCTGTTTTGCGAGATCTCTGAGTTTCTTCCAATCTGTTGCAGAGTTGTTGTTAAATTTCTTCGAACCGAGTTCAAATCGTGTATCGGGGATGGCCGTATCCTCCTTGAAGACGTATTCCTCTGCGGCCTCTGAGCGAGTGGGCTCCCAGTGTCCGTTACCAATACAGGCCTTAACTCCTGCAAGACGGATCCTCTTCGTAAAGGCGGCGAATAGTTGCCAATGTACAGTTCCCTCGGCACCTCGTTCTCGTTGACCTCGAAGCCAGCAACATTTCTCGGGTAATTCTGATGGCGGTTCCCATACGCCATGATTCTCGTGGATCGTTCCAATCCAATATCTTCCTTGCGCGGTAATCGAAGGCATCCCATTATGAGAAATGGCTCATTTTCTCACCCGTTTATATAATCGTTTGACCGATAACCACAATGCACTTTGAAACAATTGTTTCAAACCACACGCGACGCGTCTGAAACATACGTCACGCGTCGCGTTACTCCTAACCCTAACCCTAACCCTAAGTTAAGGGTAGGGGGTAAGTGGGTTGGTTGGTAGATGCAACATTATGCCGTCAAAGTCTAGTAAGACCTCAGCGACGCGTCACGTGATTATCACGTGGTGAGCCGTCGCTATTATTACTTACTAGACTGACGGCTCACCCGCTCACCCGGGCCTCAAAATGGCCATAATTTATTATGAACTTTTTCTTCTTAAAATGCAAAATGTTGGCGGTTTGCATATTTTAAACCCTCCTATGCAGGCTAGCGTTCCTTTTTGGACCAAAGCCATGATAGGCGCCTGGGGTGCATTTGCCGCTTCCCATATAATGGGGAAATCTATTGTTCCCCGTGACACCAAATGGGGCGATGTTCCGCCTGACGT